ATCCGGCCGTCACGTCCGGCGACGCCGCCGACGAGACCGGGATCGTCGTCGTCGCTCTCGGTCCTCACGTCCCGGAGACGTGCCGAACCGAACGATGCTCAGGACACGCGTACGTTCTCGAAGATGCGACGATCCCTCGGGAACTCCGACCGACTCCGGATCAGTGGGCGAGTCGAGCGGTCGAGGCGTTCGATCAGTGGCAGGCCGACCGGGTCATCGCCGAAGGCAATCAAGGCGGCGACCTCGTGACTCAGGTCCTCCGCACGGTTCGCCCCGGACTGCCCGTCACCCGGGTCACCGCGAGAGTCGGGAAACGGACACGAGCCGAACCGATCGCCGCACTGTATGAGCAGGGTCGAGTTCATCACGTCGGATCGGCCGTCGGTTTCGCCGTCCTCGAAGATCAACTCACGACATGGACTCAGTCGTCCGGAGAGTCTCCCGACCGCCTCGACGCGCTCGTATGGGCGATCTCCTCGCTCGGCATCGCCGGCACCGACGGAATCATCCCCGACTTCGTCCCCGTCGGTCTCGGCAAGAGCAACGCGTTCGACCTCGGCGGACTCGGCCGCCTCTGATCGAGTGTTTCACATGAAACACCGCCGGCGACTACGATCGAGATCATGACCGACCACCACGGAAACCCGCTCACCACCGACCCGACCCTCACCGCCGAGCAATGGCTCGACTACGGACTCGCTCGGGGATGGTGCTCGACGTCGTTCTGTTCGACTCACGATCTCGGACCGATCACCGCCGACGAGGAGTCCGCCCTCGACGACGGCGACGACCCCTGTATGCCCGTCGTCCGTCTCCTCTGACCGATGGCGGCGACGTTGCTCCGGCAGAACTCAGAACTCCGCCGAATCCGAGTGTGGAACTGGACTATCCCCGCCGGCCCCGTCACCCTCGACGATGGCCGCCGTGTGAACGCCTGCCCCAACGCTGACGGATGTCTCGCTCTCTGCTACGCCCGGGTCAACTCATACGCCTTCTCGAATGTCAGAGGCGCCCACCTCCGCAACCTCGCCCGCATCCTCGACGACCTCGACGGATGGTCCGACGAGATGATCTCCGAACTCGCTCACCCTCGACACCGACCGAGCGGAGATCCCCGCCTCGACGTCCTCGACACGATCGACCCGGCCGACGAATGGGCGATCGAGTGGGCCGAGGCCGGAGGGTCCGCCGTGCGGATCCATGACGCCGGCGACTTCCTGTCCGACGGATACGTCGAGGCGTGGCTCCGGATCGCCCGAGTGACTCCGGACGTCCTGTTCTACGCGTACACGAAGGAGGTCTCCCGGTTTCGTCGACTGGTCGAGGGTCAAGCACCGCCGAACTTCCGATGGTTGTTCTCCCTCGGAGGGAAAGAGGACCACCTCCTCGACCTCGACGTCGACCGGCACGCCGAGGTGTTCGCCACCGACGACGATCTCTCCGCCGCCGACTACACCGATCAGGAGTCGAGCGACCTTCTCGCCGTCCTCGCTCCGACCCTCCGGATCGGCATCGTCTCGAACAACGTCCCGCACCTCCGCCGGCAGATGGGCGGACAATCGTTCGGGGAGATCCAACGTCGACGAGACGAGCGCCGCACGACAGGACCTCGACCGTGAACTCGACGACGTGGACGATCCTCCTCGTGTTCGAGGCGATCGGTCTGTACGGTCAGTGGAAAGTAGGGTCCGGCCGCTGGTGGGCGTGGGCGATCGTGCTCGGACACTCGGTCCCGTGGTTCGTGCTTCAGATCCTCGCCGACGCTTACGTCGCGGCAGCGATGGCGCCCCTATGGTGGACCGTCAATCTTGCGAACCTGATCCGATGGCGCCGAGATCAGAGTCGACCGTCGAGCGCGTCGATCCCGAGCGACAGCGACTCGCGCACGGCGTAGGACAGCAACGCTAGTTTCTCCCGCACGGTCTCGGCCGAGTCGTCCTCAGCGATGACGTAACGCTCGATGAACTCGTCGGACAGCACAACGTGAACACGGTCGGAGTCGAACCCGGGGATGACGACGGGACCGTCGCTCCCGTCGAGCGCCGCCGCCGGCGCCATCAGTAGCAGCACCTCGCGACCGTCGGACGCTGTCGCTCTCGCGATCACGTCGGGATCGTTCACTTCCCACCCCCACGCGTCGGCGCTCATTCCGTCATCGTAGCGCCTCGACGATCAGAGACTCGCCGCCTCGATCTTCCCGATGACGAGTCGAAGCGATCGTGCTCCGGAGTAACCCGTCAGGATCGACGGTCCGGACTGGTCGCCCTCCTCGATCATGTACTCGGCGCGGTAGTCGAGGTCGACGATCGCGGCGTCGGCGTCGAGCACGATCAGAGATCGTTTCGATCGTGTGCCGGACATCTCGCCCCACACGATCATTCGATCTTCGTCGCTGGTCGCGATGTCGTTCTGATCGGCGATGATCGAGAGGAGGCCGACGATCTCCTCCGCCTGAAACTTCGTGAGTTCGATTTCCATCGCGCTCACCTCCGGCCCTTTCGGTTGGTCGGCGGGATCGCCGGCGATGGTTGGAACCGACGATGCTCGACGCGTGGACGGTAAAGACGGACACGCTCGGAGCGGAACGTCCGGAACATCCGAACGCCGGCGGGATCTTTCGATCCACCGAAGACCGTGATGTCGCCGTTCGACGCGACCGAGATGAAGACGAAAGCGCCGGGGACGCCGTCGACCTTGACCTCGGCACCCTTTTCGATTTCTGTCCACGTTGTGTTACTCATGATGGGGATCCTCCTCGGATCGCTAGGCGTCGAGGACCGCCCTCGACTGATTGAAGTCTACACGATAACTCTACCCCCGTCAAGTACCCGCAACGATGACGACCTCGACGACACCGACTCGACGACCTCGCTCGACGTCGAGTCGAGCACGCGTCGCCCCGATCCCTTATCCGGTGCGGATCTCTCGGCATACTTGACCGGGGTAGAGGTGTCGTGTATTGTTACGTCTGTCGGAAACGCCGACGCCTAGCACCTCGAAAGGGTCGCCACCATGAAAACCACCACCGCCGCACAGATCACAGTCGGAGACATCGTCGTCGACCGATACACCGCTCAGAACGCCGGCAGTCTCGGCGCCATGCGCGCCGGCCGAGTCGTCGAGATCGTGAACGAGATGGAAGTCCTCCGAGTCGTCGGCATGGGATCGAGTGTCGACCGACGCGGTCTCCGCTCGACATGGAAGCGGACCGATCAACCGGCGCCGTTCATCGCGATCTACTTCAAGGCCGGACGCGCTCAGATCCTCCGGGCCGACTCGATCGTCGAGGTCGCACGATGAGCGCCGTCGAGATGATCGTCGCCGGACTCGCCACCCGGCGCGACTACCTCGCCGACAAACTCGCCCACCATCGCGACGCGTTCACCTCGATCGGCATCGCATCACTCGAACAGCAGATCGCCGACCTCGACGACGAGATCGCCCTCACCACTGGAGCACAACGATGAACACCGCCACCAAGAAGAAGACGATGTCGACTCGCGTCGATCAGTTTCGACGACGCGCCGAGGCCGGCATCCGCAGCGCGAACCCCGACGCGCTCGACCTCGACATCGAATGGATCGAACCGGCCCGAAAGGTGACATGGCCGACCGGCGTCTCCGGATACATCGGTCGAGTCCAACTCAGCGCCGACGGTCACGAGGTCCGACGAATGACAGCGCGCGAGACCCCGTCCGGACTGTCGGTCGGATGACGCGACAGATCCGACACCGACTCGACCCCGATCGCTAAGATCCACCACCACCATCACCGAAGGAGCACCACCACCGAAATGAACCATCACGAAATCGACCGCCTCTCGATCATGATCTCGATCGAGGTCCCCGACGCTTTCATCGAGTCCTACCCGTGGATCATCGGACCATTCCCCGAGGAGACCGACATACTCGATCTCGTCGCTCTCGGAGATGGCATCGTCGACGCGTTGCTCACCCGCTACCCGGTCGGGACTTCGATCGACCTCGACGTCGTTTCGCTGACACCGTCCTCGACAGCGTTCGACGCCGAGCGTCTCGCCGATCTCATCACCAACGAACACCGAGCCGTCGACCCGGACCTCGCCGACATCTTCGACGACCTGTACGTCCGGGAGATCCTCGACTCGATCACGACCGACGAGGTCGAGCGATGAACTCTCCCGTCGTCGCCGTCCGACTCGACCCCGAGACCCATAACGCGCTGAACGTCGCCGCCGCTCGTGCCGGCGTCCCCCGGAGCGCTCTCCTCCGCCGAGCGATCGTCGCCCTCGTGATCGACCTCGCATCGGAGGCGACCGATGACTGAACCGCGTTATCTCGTGACCGTCGAGTTCCCCGGATCCTCGTCGATCGTGTGGACCCGGGCCGGCGGATGGCTCACGACTCGCGACCGGGCCGACGCTCTGCCCGCCACTGACGCCGACGCTCTGATCGAGGTCCTCGTCGCGACGTGTCCCGGATCGAGGATCGAGCGGATCGAGGTCCCGTCGTGATCGCTCAACGTGTCACCGCTCGACCGTCGCTCGGTCAGACCGGCGCCGTATGGGTCGAGATCAGTCCGTCGAGCACCGGTCAGGATCTCGGCGCGCATCTCTCGACGCTCGACGCCGTCCGACTCGCCGGCGCTCTCCTCCTCGCCGTGGAGCAGATCCACGAGGACGAGGCTCGGGGATGAGACGCCTCGACGATCTCCTCGATCGACTGATCGCCGCCGCTGAGGACGATCCTCTCGTCCTCGCCGCCGGAGCGCTTGTCGGGATCCTCGCGTTCGTGGTCCTTGTCCTCGCCGGTCTCGTCCTCGCGGGTCTCGTGTGGATCGCTCTCCCGTGGTCGCTGGTCGCTCTCCCGTTGCTCTGCCTCGGATGGGCGCTCGCTGATCGGGGTCGAGGAGACCCGGGTCGCTGATCGAGGTCGGAGATCCGTAGGGGGGACTGGCATCCCTCGGGGTACTTGACCGGGGTAGAGTCGCCGTGTATGGTTACATCCATGACAACGACCACCACCACCGCCCGCACCTTCACCGCCGAAGGCGAGACCTTTACCACGAAGTCAAAGGCCCGCTACGCCGTCGTCCTGACCTGCTCAGGCGGCGTGTATTGCTCCGACCGCGACTACGGCGTCCCCGGCTCAGGCGCCGGCGCCGTCGTCATGGCGAAGCATACGAGCAACTCGACCACCGCCGTAAAGGCTCTCGTCCGTTATGCGAAGGACCTGACCCGCGACGGAGCGCCGGCCGGCTCCTTCGTGTCCGGCTCCGTCGTCGACACCGAAACCGGCGAGATCATCGCCAACGCCTAACCCAACCCGGCCGGGAGAAATCCCTCTCCCGGCCGACCTAGAGATCCGAGGAGGATCACCACCATGAAAACCACCACCGTCCCCGCCACCGTCGGTTCATACAGCGTCGACGCCCTGATCGTCGTCGCTGACGTCTCGCCGAAGGAGACCGCCGCTCTCCTCCGGACGATGCTCCGCCAACGAACCGGCCTCCGATTCTCGGTCACGACTGGCCGAGGCACCGCCGCCAACCATCTCTACATTTCGGCCGGCAACGTCGACGACATCTCCGAGCATCGCGACGCCTACCGAGTCGTCACGGGACGCGCGATCGGTCACCCGCTCGACATCCTCCTCGACCGCTCCGACCGGATCCGGACGCTCTGCCTCGTCGCCGGCGCCGACGTCGACGCCGCATGGCTCGACGAGGTCGCTCCCCGTCGAGACTACGGGTACTGAGCATGAACCCGGAGAGCACCCTCAGAGGCTCGGAGAGCGACGCCGAGATCGGTCCGGTCCTCTCGGTCGATCTCTCCCCGGTCGAGTGTCAGGCGCTCCTACAGGCCCTCGCTCGATCGGTGCGGGATCTCACCGACGAGAAGGCCGCACCTCCACACCGGACCGAGGAGGAGATCGTCGACGACGTCGTCGTAGCGTGGGCGCTGATCGACCGGCTCTCGATCCCGGTCCGAGACTGGTCCGAAAGAAATCTCCCCGGGGTACTTGACCCCGGTAGAGGGATCGTGTAAGATACATCCATCGGCACACCGGCCGACACCTAGCCGCCACGGAGGCGACCACCATGAACACCACCACCAACACACCCGGATACAACTGCCGGATCACGATCTCCTTCTCGACAGACAAGAACGGCCGACGTCGCGCCCGTTACATCGCTCAGGGCCGCTACCCGTTCCGCTCTCTCCCTCTCCCGGTCGACACCGCCGAGATCCTGATCGCCACCGGCGGAGCCGACCTCGACGGAGGCGCACGATGAACACCGACCGGATGCTCGACCGCTACGTCCGAGGAGGAGGCAATCCCGCCACCGGCGCCGCCCTCCTCGCCGAACTCCTCGACGCCCACGACGGCGCCAACCTCGACGCCGCTCTCGCCTACTGGGGGTTCACACGATGAGCACCGCCACCGATCGCCGAGCACGCCGTCGCGAGGCACTGACCTACGCCGGCATCCGCTCCGCATCGTTCGCCCGATCGACCGGGACCCTCGTCCTCGTCGCCGAGGCAGACGCCGCCGGACTCGACTCCGACGGCGGTACGCAACCGTGGTACACGCTCTGCGATGACCACGGCGGAGTGTGCTCTCACGAGACGATCGACCTCGCCCGATCATGGTCGAGCGCCCCCGAACAATGGTGTCCGTATTGTCAGGACATCCGAGACGCGTCGACCGGGGAGGTCTGACCGTGGCCTCGATCATGCTTCACCTGCCCGCCGACTTCGACGACCGGACCGCGATCCTCGACCGGATCGACGACCTCGACCTCGACCGATGGGAGCACTCGTACACGATGCTCCGAGTCACCGGAGACCCGTCACCGATCGCCACCATCCAAGCGCATACCCTGACCCTCGGAGGATCCATCTCATGACCGCCCCGCACCCCGACTACGTCGACCCTCACGACCCGTACCACCGGACAGCAGAGGAGGCCGCTCTCGTGCTCCTCTACTCGCTGGTCGAGGTCCCGGAGAACAACCTCGTCACCCTCCCGACCGGATGGTCGATCGCCCTCGACCATTTCTACGGCGGCCCGGGGTGGGAGATCACGACCCCGGCCGGCGATCGGTTCGTCGCCATCTTCGAGGAGGCACCGGACTACGATCCGATCACCGAAGGAGGCTCGTCCGATGCCTAATCCCATCCGCCCCGCATGGCTCGACGGTCTCCGACTGATCGGACCGGCCGAACCGATCCTCTCCGATGTCCACGGATTCCCCGTCGGCTCGTGGATCGTCCGACACGCTGTCGACTCCCGAGACCTCGCCCCGTTCACACGCGCCGGACATCGCACGAGAGCACTCGACGACGCTCATACCCTGATCGCCCCGGCCCTCTACATCGCCCGATGACCCTCGACCTCGCCCCCGGGATGACAGTCCGATTCGTCCTCGACAATGAGACCGTAACCGGATCGCACCTCGCGACTCTCTGCCTCGGCGTCATCGCCGACGAGCGGCCCGTCGTCCCGTGCGCGCTCCGACAGATCGTCCCGGTCCACGTCGCCACCGCCGACGACACCTCTCGCCTTCTTTGGATCTCTGACGATCAGATCCTCACCGCCTCGACGCATCCGTCCGGAGGTCTCCCGTGATCGACGGACCCGGCCGACCGTCGTCATACGATCCGCCTCGACTCCCGTCGATCGCGTGGGAGAACCGATACGCCGGCGTCATGGGTGACCGAGACATCCTCCCGCACCTGATCGGCCGAGACCGTGACGCCCGGACACGCGTCGGATCGTACGACGAGGACGAAGCCTCGACGTGGACGACAGTCTCTCGACGAGGCGTCTCTCTCCGGATCCCGCCTCACGCCCTCATCGGAACGACCATCACCCTCGACGACTACCGCCGATGGGAGACTCAACAGAGCAACACCCCCAACACCACCACGAAAGGAAATGCCGCATGACCTCCCCCGAATCATGGGTCTCGATCTCGATCGACGACCTCGGACACCTCGTCGACCTCCTCGCCGACGACTTCGACCGAGGCGACGATCCGTCCGTCGAGATGCTGTACCAACTCCTCGCCCGTCTGTTTCACGCGATCGACGACGGCGCCGTCGACTCCGACTCCGGGATCGTCATCCGAGGCGGCGACCGATGACCTCCCCCGACCTCGATCGCGACCTGTTCGATCCGATCCTCCCGTACGCCGGCACGTCCGGACACTCCGGAACCGACACCTCAGAGCGTCGAGCACGCGTCGAGGACACCGACGGCACGACCACCGCCCGACAGTCCGAGACGCTCCGCCGACTCAAGGCCGCCGGCTCCGACGGCATGACGTGGCACGACCTCGCCGACGCGCTCGGATGGCATCACGGACAGGCGTCCGGAGTCCTGTCGGTTCTCCACCGTGCCGGACTCATCGCCCGCCTCTCCGCCTCCCGCAACCGATGTAAGATATACGTCCTCCCGTTGTTCGTGGACGGACGACCGATCGAGGAACCGTCGACACGACCTCGACGACCAACGGTCCCCGAGGGATCTCTCGCGATCGTCCTCCCCGCCATGATCGTAGAGAAACTCTCCCGAGGTCTCGCCGGCTCGACGATCACTCTCCCGCCCGGAGTCGCCGACCAACTCCGCACCGCCGCCCGTGAGGCCGTCACTCTCGGAGGCGACGAATGAGACCGGACATCCTCGACCGGCTCCGCACGATCCGAGACGCCGGCGGAGATCGCGTCGACCCCTTATGGCTCGAACTGGCGATCGTCGAGATCGAGCGTCTCCGACTCCTCGTCGACTCCGCCGAGACTGTCCTCGACATGATCCGGGCCGGCAAGTGATCCCCGGAGCAGAGGTCGCCATCGTCGACGGCGCCGAGGTCCTCGACCTCGCCTCGGTCCGTCTCCTCATCACCGAGGCGGCCGGCTGGCATCACGTCGCCCAACTCTCCGTAAAGAGTCACGACCGCCCGTCGGCACGACACGCGTACCGGATGCGCGAGACCCTCTCCCGCTATGTCGCCGCACGATCGCATTTCAGTTTCCACGAGGTGCGCGCCCGAGCGATCATCGTCGCCCGCTCCCTCGACTGAGCATCCCCGACGGTCGCCGATCTCCCGCTACGATCCGGAGATGAGCGCCGACGATTACGACGACGAGGACCTCGACGAGATCGAGGACGACGTCGACCTCGCCCCACTGGTCGAAGCGACCGTCGCTCTCCACGAGGTGTACCTCGCCCTGATCGACGGCGGATTCGACGACGGCGCCGCCCTCCGACTGATCGCGTACCTCATCGCTGAGCAAGGTCTCGCCGAGTGAGACTCCCGTTCGTCGCCGCTCCGCCGTGGTGGGTAGGCGCCCGATGCCGATCCGAGGAGATCCCGCTTTCGTTGTTCTTTTCTCGTGACGAGGTCGGCGAGGCGCGTCGCGTCTGCGCTGACTGTCTCGTTCGCATACGCTGTCTGACCGAGCACCTCGACGAGCCATTCGGCGTATGGGGAGGTCACGCTCGCGACGATCGCGCGCGCATCCGGTCCGAGATGGATCTAGGCGCTACGATAGAAAGCGCGTCGCTGAAGATCACCGCCCGGAGGAAGACCCCGTATGTCTGACGAGATGACCGAACTCGGAACAACCGGCCTACGTCGCGTCGGCGGATTCGTCATCGACGACCAACTCTCCGCCCTACGTGGAACTAACGCCGTCAACGCGTGGCGCGAGATGTCGGACAATGATCCGATAGTCGGCGCTCTGCTGTTCGCTATCGAAAAACTCATCATGAAAGTCGAATGGCGCACCGACCCGTACGTCGACTCGGACGGCGTGAGCACTCCGCAGGATGAGGCAGTCGCCGAGTTCGTCGAGTCATGTCGTCACGACCTGAACGAATCGTGGGGAGCGTTGCTTCAAGGAATCTTGACGATGCTCCCGTTCGGATTCTCGTTTCACGAACTCGTGTACAAGCGTCGAGGCGGACCGGACGCGAAAGACGCGTCAAAGAAATCACGTTACAGCGACGGGAAGATCGGATGGCGAAAGATCGCCTACCGTGCTCAAGAAACGCGCTGGCAATGGGTGTTCGGTCCCGATGGTGGACTCGAAGCAATGGTTCAGTGGGATCCGTCGACCGGCAAACACGCGACGATCCCGATGGAAAAAGCGTTGCTGTTCCGAACGACAGTGGCAAAGGCGAACCCCGAGGGTCGCTCCATTCTCCGCAACTCGTTTCGCCCGTGGTATTACAAGCGTCGTATCGAGGAGTTCGAGGCGGTCGGCATCGAACGCGATCTCGCCGGACTTCCGATCGCATACGTCCCGCCGTCGTTGCTGTCGTCGAGCGCGACTCAGGCTCAACAGTCCGCACTTTCAGCGATCACCGACATCGTTCAGGGGATCAAACGAAACGAGCAGGAAGGCGTCGTGTTCCCGTTGGCATACGACGAGAGCGGACGCGAGATGTTCCGACTCGAACTCCTCTCGTCCGGCGGTCAGCGTCAGTTCGACACGGACAAGATCATTTCTCGTTACGACCAACGAATCGCGATGACGACGCTGTCCGATTTCATTCTCCTCGGACACGAAGGCGTAGGATCGTTCGCTCTCGGATCGTCGAAGATCGACCTGTTCATCTCCGCCGTCGAAGCATGGGTGCGCGCTATCTGCGATGTCTTCAACGATCACGCGATCCCTCGTCTCCTCAAACTCAACGGTATGGATACGTCGCGCTGTCCGATGCTGACCTACGGCGAACTCGGATCCATCGACCTGACCTCGATCGCCGACTTCGTCGGGAAACTCACTCAGGCCGGAGCACTCATCCCCGACGAGGGTCTCGAAAACTTCCTGCGCGATGTCGGCAACCTCCCGCCGGCCGATCACGAGTCGCCTCTCTCGACTCTCATCCCCGGCCTCGGGATGCCCGAGGAGATGGACACCGAGACGGTCGACACTGTCACAACCGACGCCGACGACGTCGCGACCATGCGAGCGAAGGCCGACGCTCTCGGGATCCTGATCCGTGCCGGCATGGAACCGGAGACCGCGGCGAAACTCGTCGGTCTGCCGGGTGCGAGGTTCACCGGACTTCAACCGACGACCCTCAAGGCCCCCGGTTCCGAGTAACCGATCTCGATGAACGCGCGCAGGGGTCGCCAAATACAGAAGGTCGCTAACCCGGGACGACGTCTCCTCGGGACGAAACGTCTCACCGCAACCGAACGTAGGATGACTTCGGTGATCGCCGAGGCGTTTCGGGGACTGACCTCCGACCTCGACACGGCGACGCTTTCTCGTGCTCTGTCGTCGCGTTCAGTCGGAGCGGCCGTTCAGGCGTTCAACTGGTCCACGTTCGGCGAGAGGATGTCGACATCCCGGATACCTCTGCTTCAGCAGATCGTGAACACCGGAGTCGCCGAGACTCGGTCGATCGGTCGAGTCGTCGGCGCGTATGCGTTCGACGTGACGGATCCACGGGCGACAGCGTGGGCGGCGGCGAGGTCCGGAGAACTGGTCGTCGGCATCGGTGAGAGTGTCCGAGCGGAGATCCGTCAACTCATCACTTCATCGTTCGTGAATCAGATTGACCCGCGACAGATCGCGCGCGAGATCCCCCGACAGATCGGATTGTTCCCGCGATGGGCGGCCGCCGTCGAGAACTCGTACCAACGGAACAGAACGTCGTTTCTTGCTGAGGGTCTCACGAGCACCGAGGCCGAGGCACGCGCCGAGCGTCTCGCCGAGGCGTATCGCGATCGACTGATCGACTCGCGTTCGATGATGATCGCCCGAACCGAAGTTATGACAGCGGCGAACGAGGGACGCGCTATCTCATGGCAGCAAGCACAAGACGCCGGACTCGTGGATCTCTCTAACTCGTCGAAGGAATGGATCGCCGAAGCGGACGCGTGCGAGGAATGCTCGATCTACGACGGCGAGATCGTCGCAGCGAACGACGACTTCTCCTCCGACGATGGTATGCCTCCCGCTCATCCGAACTGTCGCTGTACCGCTGTCCTGATCCCGGACGTCGCTCCGGAGGACGCCGAGTCGTCGAAACCATCCGACGACGAGATCGAGATCGAGTAGCGACCCCGAGCCGGCGACACCTCGTCGGTTACACTGCCGCACCGAAGGAGCCATCCCATGACCGAAACACGAATCGTCGACATCATCCGCGCCGTTCCCCTCGACAGTCTCACGAAAGACGAAATGCCCGAGGACATCCGCGTTACCGCTGAGGAACTCATCGCGTCCGGGATGACTGTCGCCGACATCGCGACCATCGTCGACGAGAGCGGATACCGACTCGTGATCGCTCCGACTGGCACCGTCGAGGATCCGGAGGACACCGAGTCCGAGGACGAGGACGAGGAGTCGACCAAGATCGAGACGGACTACCACGTCGACGAAATGGAGATGTCCTACGAGACCGAGATCGAGGCCGGCAACTACGACACCGAGAAAGAGCATCACGACGACGACGACGACGATCGCGGCGGTCTCCTCGGTCTCCTCGACCGTCTCCGGACAGTGTTCGGGAAAGCGCTCTCGGTCGACACTGGCAACGCCTCGACCTCCGACAACCGGCAACGCGTCGGAGCGCTGGCGCCTCGCCTGTTCATCCCGTCCCCGATGGCGAAAGACCTGATGTCCGAGTACGGCGTCGATCCGATGGCCCACGACTCCGAGCACGAGCACGAGCACGAGAGCCAACTCGGCGACCTGACTCTCCGATCCGCCGCACTGGCCGAGGCTCACGATCTCATCGTCGACGCGCTCGGATGCTTCCGACAGTCCGACGCCCACTACATCGACGAGTCGCCATTCCTCGACGAGGGTCTCGCCTGCCTCAACTGCGTAGCCTATTGCCCCGAGGTCGGCGGGTGCTATTGGGTCGAGGGATCCATCGCCCCCGAAGGAATCTGTAAGTTATGGGTCATTCCGGAGCGACTTCAGATCGTCGAGATGATGTCGAAGGAGGTCGTCGAGGTCGACGGTCGGTTTCGTGTGACGTCCGCCGATGGCAGTCGATCATTCGGCACGTATGACACGCGCGCCGAGGCCGAGGCACGTCTCGCCGAGGTGGAGCGTTTCGCTAAGGCCGACACGTTCGACCCTCCCGCCGGAGTCCGTGAGGAGGCCGCACGGGCCGAGGCATGGATCGCAGAGGGTCACGCCGGAGACGGATTCACTCCGACCGGTCGACGTCGCGCCTCTGACCTCGCCGCCGGAAACCCGGTCTCGCTCGACACCGTGGAGCGGATCGCCTCGTACCTTGCTCGTCACGAGGCCGACAAGCAGGGCGAAGGATGGTCACCGGGAGAGCCGGGATACCCGTCGCCGGGTCGCGTCGCGTGGGCCGCTTGGGGAGGAGACCCCGCCGTCTCGTGGACTCGTGGGATTCTCGACGGGATCGACAAGGGATCGCCGTCGGTCTCCGATGTCCACGTCGAAGTTCCGATGGGATCCGGCGGACGCTCTCGGCGTCGACTGGTCTCCCCTGCCGGCATGATGTCGAAACGGATCGGAGTCGGATCGTACGTTTCTTGGGGATCGTCCGGAGGTCGAGGTCGAGGTCAGATCGAGCGGATCTCGACGGATCGTCCGATCGCTGTCCCCGACTCATCGTTCACGATCGACGCGTCCGAGGATGACCCCGCCGCTCTCATTCGGTTATGGGAGGAGACGTCGGAGGGATGGCGCCCCACCGATCGACGCGTCGGACACCGTGTCGGCACCCTGACCGAGATCGACGCTCTCGAACGCTCGATCCCGTCCGTGTTTGCGAAGGCCGAGGAACGTCGTTTTACGCTCGGACCGTGGTACGTCCCGGACTCGTACGACGCGCACGGCGAATGGACCGACTCGACAGAACTTCAGTCGGCGCTATGGGACTATGTCCGCAAGGGTGACCGACAGATCCGACTTCAGCACGACGTCGAGATCGTCGCCGGCGAATGGGTCGAGGCTCTGACGTGGCCGTACGCCGTGTCGGTTCCGATGCTCGACGCCGGATCCGGACTCACCGTCGAGCAGGAGTTCCCGCCCGGGACCGTGTTCATGGGAGTCGTTTGGGAGTCATGGGCGTGGGACCTCGTGAAAGCGGGAAAGATCCGCGGCTACTCTATGGGCGGAGCCGGTCAACGCGTGACCGTCGATCTACCCTCGGAAGGCAACGTATGACCGTTCATGTACCCCGCAATCCCGACCGCGTCCCGGTCGCGTTTCGTTCAACTGCCGCACCGGTCACAAAGGCCGAAGGCGACGTCGAGGACGCGCGTTCGATGCTGGTCTCGTCGCTTCGACGTCTCCTCGCCGACGTGATTTCGTTTTCGCTTCGAGCACACGGTTACCACTGGAACGTGATCGGATCCGACTTCGCCGAGTATCACGCGCTGTACGGATCCATCTACGAAGATGTCGAGTCGAGTGTCGATCCGATCGCCGAGAGCATCCGCACGCTCGACGGCATGGCTCCGTTCCGACTGCCGGACATCATGGCGCTTCGCTCGATCGTCGACGTCCCGGTCTCCTCGCCGATGCCCGCGGAGATGTCCGCCGATCTCCACGCCGGGAACATGGCCGTTCTTGTGTCGCTCAACTCGACGTTCGAGATCGCGTCGGCCGCTAATGAGCAGGGAATCGCGAATCTGATTTCGGAGCGGATCGAGTCTCATCAGCGAACCGGATGGATGCTGAAGTCGTCACTCGCTCAGTAACTCCCGAGCGCTCGTCGCGGCGCTCGATCGGATGTCCTCGGGGGAGGTCGGGTCCGGTCGAGCGTCGCTTTCGCGTCCGGGATTAGGCGCGTTTCCGCAGGTCAGAGGATTGTTCCCCGGACAACTTGACCGGGGTAGAGGTCCTCTGTATCGTTACTCCTGTCGGCAACACCGCCGGCGCCTAGATCCTCGGAGGATCCGCAATGAAAGTTTCACTCCACAAGAAGTCGCAGATCGTGAAGGTCGATCTCTCGAAGACGATCGGACAAGAGTCCGCCATCGAAGCGAACGGATCCTCGATCTTCGAGATCAAGGTCACGGTTCCGGCGATGGACTACAACGGAAACGCGATCGCCGGTTTCGGTCGAGTCGTGTCCGCTGGTCCGGTCTCCGGCTTCGAGGTTCTTTACACGGGAGAGGCGGTCGTCCGATGAGCAACGTCGCCACCACCTCTACCGCCCGACTCGTCGAGAAGATCGAGATGACGATCCGCATCGCAGAGTTCTACGACGACGCCGTCGACACCGCTCGTGAAGCGGGCCTGATCGAGATCGCCGAGGAGATGGGCAAGCGCTCCGCCGAATGGCATCAGGAGAGCGACGACCTCCTCCGCAATCTCGCCCGGATGCTCAACGTCACCGAACACGAGGCATTCGCATACTTTTTCGCCGCCGCTTACGGAATCGAATAGTGATCGCCATGAACTCGACGATCATCTCGAACGACGGACAGTGTGCGAACCTGTTCACCGAATCCCACGCCGACCAACGGCACGAGCCGAACGACGACTGTCACGGTCGAGGAGTGTCCTCGTGTCCGGAGTGTCGAGTCCGGGTCTGTTCATGCGAACGGGCGTTCGGTCACGACTGCGAAGAACCGGGGGAGTCATGAGCACCGAGCCGACGCCGATCATTCCGCACGAGATCCCGACACTCGTCACGATCGCCAACGATGACGGCGGTCTCGACATCGTGGCCGGCGGACGTGTCATCGCTACCCTCGACCTCGTCAACGTCGAGGAGTTCTCCGAGGTGATGTACTACGACCTCGACATCCGTCCGAGGTCTTACGCTGACTCGACCGACCGGGGAGAGGTGCTCCGATCGTGGACTCGTCTCCGACGCTCCGGATCCGAGTCGGTCGTCACCTATCACTACCCGAAAGAGTCCACGTCATGAAGCCGACATTCGCCCACGCGCGCGACAAGCGGGAGGTAGTCCTCGACGATGGTCGAGTCGGTCGCCTTCAGCACGTCACCCGCGAATCGAGGATCGCGACCGTCGTCATCGGCGGCCGGCGCTATCGGATCCCGTGCGAGGAGGTCCTCGTCTTCTCGACTCACGGGATCCCGACCGACGGGATCCTCCCGTGTTGCGGTCGGAGTGTCGCCGACATCAGTCCGGAGGATCGGATCTCGGAGATCGCCGAGGCGCTCTCGTGTCCCGGAGGTGGGCGATGATCGCCATCCCGGACGATGGCTCGTCGGGGATCTCGGAGGCGCTCTCGGAGGCTCTCAGGGCGCTAGAGGCGGAGCATGAGCGGAGGGTCGAGGAGATGATCCGCCAGTATCAGGCCGGACCGCCGGCCGCTCCGGAGCCTGATCCGAGAAATCTCCCCCCGGGTACTTGACCGGGGTAGAGCAGTCATGTATTGTTACTCACGTCGGACGGACCGACACCTAGCCCCGAACAGGAGCCACACCATGAACACCACCACCGATTACCAACTCGAAATCTGTCACACGATGGAACAGCAGATCGGCCGGACCAACATCCTCGCCATCTCCGGCGGACGCGTTCAGCGCATCGCCTCGACGACACTCTCGTTCCCGGTCTCATCCGGTTACAGCGTCGAGGTCGAGTACGTCGAGGGTCGCGATCTTTACAGCGTCCGTCGAGTGTTCTCTCGTGGCCTGAAGCAGTGGATCAAAGGCGAGGTTACTCACGTCTACGCCGAGGATCTCGGCGAGACCGCTTACCTCGCCTCGTGCTTCGTCAACGTCGACTTCGGATCGGAGGTCGCACGATGAGCGCGATCCGCCTCCACAAGATCCGAGCAGGACGATACGAGACGACACCGGAACCGGAGGTCGGGACACTCGTCACGATCTCGACTCGATCGAACTATTACCGCTCGACATGGTGGGAGATCCTCCGCTACGAGGTCTCCCCGGTCGACGGCGGACTCGACCTCGTTCACACCGGAGACATTTTCCCAACTCTCGCCGACGCTCGATCGGTAATCGCCGACCTAATCAACGAAGGAGCCAACTCATGAAATCCGGAGAATGGACACCGCTCGACGACCTCGACGTCGAGACCGTCATCCAACAGCAGAACGACGGGACCGCGACGATCTTCGTCTCGATCGACGGACGAGTCGTCGCTCACCTCGACATCGTCCCGGTCCCCGAGGACGAGCGCCCGTCGATCGGATACGCCGTCGAGATCGAGGCCTACGCCTACCTGACCGACGCGTTCGAGGGTGAGGTCTCCCCGACCCGGATCCACGTCCACGCGTTCCGACAGTCGGCGACAATGATCGAGGAGGTCGTCTCGTGAGCGATCTCCTCGTATGGCTCGTGTCCCGAGGCGGTCAGATCGTGATCGTCGTCGG